GACAGTACCGTCAGCTTTTGCAACTAAGGTACGCTTGCTGGTTGGAGCAGTAACGTCTGCAGAAAACTCAAGGTTAGACAAGTTCTGGCCAGTTGCAGCTACAGTACGTGCACCACCGTTGTTCTTCTTGGTGTATGCCAAACCAGAGAGAGTTAAGAATGCAATCTGGTCCATACGGTCAGCCATCCAGTAAGCCAATGAATCTTTAGAGGCTTCGCGGAAGTTTACGATAGACTTTTGGTCGGCTAAACGGCCAGCCAAACGGTTTGCATTACGCATCTGGTCGATACGAACTGTGATGTCAGAACTAGAAAGCGCTTCTTCGTTGCCTTCTAGAGTGTAGTCACCTACCACACCGTCGCCAGACAAGTCAGCTAGCAAAGTTAAAACAGCGCGTGCGCCCTTTTCACTTTTAGTTAAGTCAGTAATGCGCTGAACCATGGCGTTAGAGCCAGAACCAGCGAATTGGTTAATGAAGGATGCGTTACGGGCAGCGTGCCAGAAGTCGCGAGACCATACGGTCTTTTGCTCTGAAGTTAGAGCGGCAAAATTAGTTAATGCCATGAGAAAATCACCTATATATCAAATTAAAATAAATTATAAGAACTGCTTATAAACGGTCGCCATTAATCAGGCAGGGGCGACAACCACTGCATGCTGTTGGACGTGTCGTGCCCGAACGAAATAGCGACCTTTTTAAGAGGGACGAACTCATGGCCTTTTTAAGCTGGCGAATGCTACCGTGTGTCGTACGGCCTTCGATTTAATAGGCTTTGGCAGTTATCGTACTGCAAGACGAACCTGTATGCATATATTAGCACAGCTTATAAAGTAAGGGAAACTATAAGCCCTTTAAAATAGATCATCGACTATTAAGGGGGTATGTACCCCCATATAAGCCCCGTCGATATTAAACGACATAAACTCTCTAGCTTCATGAACACCCATGCCTTGTTCTTCGACAAGGTTTTTTAGGATCTTGTGGGCGGAGTACGCAACTACTGGAACGTCACTACCGTGAGATACTCCAATAATTGCGCTATCCAAACCATCCATGAACAAGAGGCCAGGGAAATCTATTTCATAGGCTTCTTCTATTTCCTCGCGCATTAGCCGAAGTCCCCACGCAGGCGCTGCATTTGAGCTTCAGACAACTTCTCGAAGTCTGAGTCAGTCATGGTGCTAATGTTAACAACATCATTACCACGGGTTGCTGCACTCTCCCCTGCAAGCTTAGCAGGCTGCTTATTAGCGGCATCCAACTTTGCGTTCACATCAGTCTCGCGCTTTTTAGCAGCAGGCTTGGTCTCAACGGCTTTTGGCTGCAACAACTCAGGCATACTCGATGCCAGTGTCATACGAACCGCTTTACGCAGTGCGTCAGCCTGTGCCATACCTTTTTCTGCATACATGCCCATGAGTTCGTTAGCATCGGCGATTAGATCCGTGTCAGCTTGGTCACTAGTGGAATCAAGCACCGGGTATGAAGCCATCATGTCAGATACGGCGACATCAAGGTCCAACTGCTGCTTGGTTACATTCGTTGTATTATGAATGTCCTTTCGCAACTCTTTAGCCATTGAATCCCGTTCAGCACTTCGGATCTCTTTACGAACCTTTTGAGCTTTATCCGTTTCGCCATCGAGCACTGCATCCATGTATTCAGCTTCTTTACCGTCGAAGTCGAACTCAGGTTCAGGGGCTACTTCAGGCTTCGATCTCTCTTCTAACTTAGCGAGTCGATCTTCAAGTAGCCGCCTTCGGGAGATCTCTTCATCCATTCGCGACTTAGGCACCATGTGTGCTTTTTCATCAGGCTTAGAGGTTGCTGCTTCTTTTAATTCCTCTTCTTCCTCTTCATCTTCTTCACCCGATTCAGCTGTTTCCTCACCCGATTCAGCTGTTTCCTCACCCGATTCATCCACTTCTGCTTCTTCCTCACCCGATTCGGCTTCTTCCGCTTCATCAGCGACTTCAACTAAATGCGCAATAGCTGCATCTGTAGGGTCTACTTCTTCAGGAGAATCTCCTCGGTCTAAGGCACTTGCGTCAAATTCATCGCGACCATCACCACCTGCGAATTCATCAAAGTTGTTATCATCAATACTATCATCGTGCTCTAAATTGGCACTTACATTGGATTTAGGCATTAGGGCCTCCGTTGGTTTAAATAAAACTACTTGGGTAATACATTTTCATCAGGGTTAATGGGCTTTTGCCCTTGAGCACCGAGCCGCATTATTTCCGCTGCAATCTTAGTGGTTGATTGAGTTTCAGAAGCTTGCTCTTTTTGAGTTGCGGACAACTCAGCCAGTTGCATACGCAAATCTAATTCCTGACGTTTAATATTCATACGTGCTTCGAGTTCAGCCATTTCCTTCTCAGGCTGCGTATCTATATCGTTCGCTTTGGCTGCAGCAAGTTGTGCTTGTGCTTGCAAATGGGCTGCTTCTGACTGAAGCTTTTGCATCTCCAACTTCACCTGTTCCATCTGGATCTGCTGCTGCATCTGAGCCGCTTCTTGCTGCTCTGGCGATTGCTCAACACCTGTGATCATACGGATACGTTTAGCGAGTTCACCCTTACGCTGCAAATGTGAATACTCAATAATCGCGTCGTCAGGAATGGCAATGCCCACTTGGCGTAGTTGCAATGCTTCTGCAAACTGAGACTCATCAAAGGTGTCACGCGCTGGCATAGACGAAACAACAACATCGTATTCACCTAACGTCATGTCATTAACAACTTCGCCTTCTGGCGTCATTTGGTTTAACACCATTTCTTCCCGGGGCTTCATTGGGTCATCGTCATTAGTAATTTGAATTACGCGCTCTTCGGTGTAGAACGATTGGATAAGGCACATGATGTTCTTAGCAACAAACAGTCGTGACCGAGCGAGGTTGTCTAAAGGAACCTGGATCTGGATTTGACCACGGTTTTGCTTTGCCTGAATGGCAACGCCTGAAACCTCTGCACTGTCCTGACCAAGCATCGCATCCGATACACCTGAGATCTCTTTAATGTTATTGGCTGCTTTTTGGCCAATTCGATCAAGACCTGTGGGGATCTGGTTCGGGTTGATTTTCTGTGGTGGATTAGAACCACGGTTGTATTCCAATACCAGACCTGTCTGAGCGCCACGTTCTTGGAGATCATCCGATGTCATACCATTTAAGGAGCCCGTCTCAACAACCCAGCCACTGTTCGCAGTCGTGTTAACAATGTGTAGTTCTTGAGAAGAGATCTTGTTCAACTGTTCTTGGGGCGAAAGCAAGTTGCGCACCATACCAAACGGCTTACCACGTCTGAAATACGGGAAGTAAGGCACAATGGTAAAGTCTTTATACGGTGACCAGTCATCATGCAAAACAACCTGATCGGCAGTAATAGTCCAACGTACCTTCTTAATTAACTTCTTGAGCATGCCGAGGCCGTACTCTTTGGCGAATAACTCAGTGCGTTCTTCATCCCAGGATTCTGGGACTATGCGCATATCTTTTGTCTTTTGGTCGACAAAGTGTGAGGTTAATACTAACTTACGGTGTTGTCTTTCGACCACGCGCACTGCACGAATCGACCGCTTGTCCTCAACTTCACCGCTACCATATGCGCCCTCACCCACGTCGCCATAATTGGAATCGCGCAGCTCTTCTAAGTCCATAGAGTCACGGCTTAGATGCTCGCCGTTCTCAGCAATTATGCGGAGTCGATCTGCTTTTTCTTCACCGTACTGCTGCTCAATGTCGTCGATGCTTAACCACTTGGTCTTTATGACCTCGTTCCATGTGGTAGGGTCGTAATCTTTGGCGTCTGGATCAGGCAGAATGTCCAGTGGATCTTCTGCTGTAACCTGTATTTCACCTTCAATGTGATCATCAAAGTTCATGCGAATGTCAAAGTAACCACGATCTTGGATAATGCCGTCAGCGAACACCTGACTCTCCAGATAATCGTATTGGTTATTGTCACTGATCTGCATGTAGAGTTTGGTGAGCACCGCAGCAACTTCATCTGAGGAGTTACGTCGAGGCTTAAATAGTACGTCCGCACGTTTAGAGGACTGCTCCCCCAGTATGGTGTTGACGGTGCTCAAGATTGTATTGATCGTAAGGTGTGGGCGACCTTCGGAATCTAACGCGTCGATGTCTGTCTGTTCCCACTGCTCACCACGATAGTAACGATCGCACTTGATCGCTGTTCGTATGTAATCTGTGTGGCCCGCATCTCGAGCCCGCACATAGCGAGCCCAGTTGTTTTCTACGATCTTGCCCTCTTCAAGGGGGTCGATTTTCTTTGACTTCTTGTACGCCATAGCTATGCACTCATCGCTGATTTACTGCGGTTAGGGGCCATGAGACCGGGGAGCTTATCTCTCCAGGACTCTTCAATTATTCTTTGGTCTACGACAGTGGACATTTCGGACATCATTA